GGACCAATGTTGGGCGCACTAAACGGCCCATCACCGGATGCATTGCCATATGCTCCACAATCGGCTGGATGGAGTCCAGTTGATGCTCCCGGCTCATATGAATACGCGTAATATCATGGACCCTTTTACGCTTATAGCTGGTGCTACCGCCATTTATAACTCAATCAAGTCCTCCGTAGATGCGGGCAAGGACGTGATGGAGACTGCGGAAAAGGTAGGCAATCTTTTTAGCAAGGTTGCCCAGATCGTTACGATTGCGTCAACGCCGCGCAAAAAGAAAATGTTCCAATCTCAGGCGGAATTTGAGGCGGAGGCGGTAAAGATTTACGCCGCCAAGGCTAAGGCCCAGCAGATGCAATTGGACGTCAAGAACATGTTTGTGGGACAGTATGGCCCCGCTGCATGGGAAGGCATTCAGCGGTCAGTTATTGAAATGCGTAAGGAAGCTGCACGTCAGGCGGCGGCTGCATTGAAGGAGCAGGAAGAAAACCGCAAGGATTTGATTATGGTTAGCAGTATTGTGGGTTTTCTGGTATTAGGTATTGGTGCAATTGGCATTTTCCTCATGATAACGGTGAAATAAGATGGACATTCTTAAGACCTTTGGACCATTGCTTGGTTCAGTTGCCCCAACTATCGCGACGGCATTGCTTGGACCTGTTGGTGGCATGGCGGTTAAAGCTATATCAAATGCCCTTTTTGGTCATGAAAATGGCACTGAAGACGACATCATGTCGGCTCTTGCTAATCCAACAGGTGATCAGTTGGCGGCCCTGAAAAAGATTGATGCGGACTTCAAAGTTCAAATGAAATCTTTGGACATCGATCTGGAAAAGATATCGGAAGAGGACCGTGATTCAGCCCGCCAGATGCAGATCGCTACCCGTGACTGGATTCCACGTGTATTGGCGGTGGGCGTCACGTTAGGATTCTTCGGCATCATTGCGTACATTTTGCACTTCGGTTTGCCCGCAACGGGCGGTGAGGCTCTCCTGATGCTTATTGGTACGCTTGGCACGGCTTGGACCAGCGTCATGGGCTTCTACTTCGGGTCGTCTGCTGGTTCTAAACAGAAGACGGATGCTCTTACTGCTTCTTTGGGAAATAAACAGTGAAAGATAATTTTGATCAATGTTTAGCCTTAGTCTTGAAGGAAGAAGGCGGTTATGTTAATGATCCCCGCGATCCGGGGGGTCGAACGAACCACGGCGTTACTCAAAAAGTATGGGAAGATTGGGTCGGTCATCCGGTGACGGAAGACGACATGAAAAATCTTTCTGTTCAAGATGTCGCTCCCCTGTACAAAAAGAATTACTGGGATAAGATAAATGGCGACTCACTTCCTCTTGGCATTGACTATGCCACTTTTGATATGGCTGTTAATAGTGGGGTAACCCGTGCAGCAAAAACCCTTCAGCAGGTATGCGGTGTGGGTCAAGACGGACAAGTCGGACCCGCCACAATTGCGGCTGCTGAAGAGGCAAACAGCCGTGAAGCTGCAACAAGAATTTGCGAAGCACGGTTGGCTTTTCTCCAAGGATTACCCACTTGGCCCACTTTCGGAAAAGGATGGGGTGGACGTGTCTCAAGGGTTGAAAACTTAGCATTTAGAATGGTAGAATAGAGGCGGCGCGGTTATTTCCTTCCCGCGCCACCTCCCTGACTTGGGGCCGATCAGTTTCGGGGCTGGTCGGCTTCCTTTTCATTCGCAATAGTGATGATGTATTTACAGCTTTGAACGACGGGGAGATTAGTCCCGTTGTTTTTGTAAATCCGCTCACTGTCGATCCACTGCAACTCCTTCAGACCTTTCAAAGCGCGAATCACCACCGCCCGATTCATGGCGGTTGCTTCTGCTATATCCTCCAGTGTAGCTACAAATTCTTTTGGGCCGTAATGGTCCAAAATCCGGAGCATTAAAAGCTGCTCCCTCATTCGGGCATTACTGGTCCAAATGACCGTCTGAATCATCTCATTGATGTTCATGCACTGTCCTTAGCATTGGCGATCTTCTTCATCCAACGGGATGTGTATTTCCCGCCGTTTGAATGTCAGGTTGGTTTGCCCCCTTACATCCGGATTAGAATATGTCCAAATTTCACCTGTATTATCTTGGACGCACACCCACATCAGATGATGTTCTTCCCCATAATCAATAAGGAAATGAGCCAATGCTGGCCCTTTAGGGGTCAGCAAAGGCAAGGTCGGGTTTAATTGGATGATCAATTAAATTTCTCCTTTCCCGCCTCAAGAAGATGCTTCAAATAATCCTGCGTGATGTTTTTGACCTTCTTAAAAGTCATATCAAGCGTATTGTCATCAAGCACTTCACGGTTCATCATGCAGACAATCAGCATCAATGCGATTGAGTGGATAATGATCGCGTCAGACATTTTGTCCGTCACCTTACCATCCTTAACCATATCCACCGTTGATTCGTTAATGAAATAAGATAACTTATCCGCCAACGGGAAAGCATGATCGTAGATGTTCTCTAACGGGCTTTCTTTTTCGTCTGGGTTAAAACCCTCTGGTAATATTAAGGCCATTAGTAAACTCCATCTCCGTTAAGTGGGAAATTCTTATATTTACTCAAGAAATCATGCGCTTCACTGAGCGTGTCAAAATTAGCGATATCGCTATAATACAATCCAAGTTTGTTCCAACGCCTCACTTGAAATATAATCTTTCGACCATTCATATTGTCATTGTCATCATAAGATTGTTCTTGGTCGACATCGATGATCCAAATAGGTTTGGACTTTAACAGTTTTACAAGAGTTTCCAAAAAGCGCATTTTTATCTCCTTTTAAATTTTGGTTTTGCTGGTGCGTTGCATGATGTAATAATATTCTATGTGATGTTTGTCCCAATTAGACGTTTTCCGTTGGACCAAACACACAAGACCCCGTTCTTTCATTGACCAAACATAATTAGCCATTTGGGACAATTCAGAATTATTGGTTCCCCTATTTTTAATCAACCACCCCGTATAATAGGTGGCCTCATCTCCTTTTTTAGCATCAGAAATCCAATCTGACACCGCGTTGATAGTCATCATTTTTCATCCCTCCTGACTATAGTTCCGTCTAATTTACGTTTGAATTCGGACTTTTTACCAAAAGGTAACGGCGTCCGAGATACGTTAACTCCAAGGTGACGTGCTTCGCGCCGTTTAGCCTTTGCAATTTTACCCACGTCATCAGTCGTTTTTGTTCGATGGCATTTGATATGCGCTGGAGCCCAATTGCTTTCGTCATCCGCCCCGCCCATCGCAAAAGGAATAATATGTTCAATTTGCCAAGCTTCTCCAACACTGATTTTACCTCCGCATATGTGGCAGACCCCGTCATGTTTTTGGAACAGGGCTACCCGTTTCTTCGTCGATATTGACGCTCTTTTTACCACGGCAAGTCTGAGTCCAATGCGTCCTTAATGGAGGACGTTGGCTTAGGGGAAGGACGTGGCGCGTTAGAAAATGAACCCTTTGCCTCTGGCGGCTTTGCTTCATCACCCATCCGTCCGGATATGAATGTATTTCCGTTCTTGGATGTTTTGTTCCATAACGCAATCTCATAATCCTTGCCTTCAATATGGATTGAACCCCGCCAATCAGGCTGAGTGTCTTTAGTTTTACGGTCGTTGGCGAACAACGTTACGTCGCCATGCTTCTTTTCCCATGCCATTTAATTACTCCATGCATCTACAATGTTGAAACCAAGCATCTTCTCCACCTCATGTAGGAGTTCATACTGGTTTATTTCTGGTATTACTTCTTCCGAAATTACATCCAAGGCATTCTCAAAGAATTTACGGAACTCTTCTTGATCCATAGCGTTAAAACTAATGGATTTCGCAACCCACCAAACTTTATCGTCATGGAACCTTACCTCTTCCACATACCCAAGGCGTATCTTCAACCAAAGTAGTAGTTGCTCAGGCCTACGGTATGTATCGTGGTTCTCACAAATCTTCTGGATCAGCGCCCAGAAGAACCTATGTTGCTTGCTACTACGGGGGCGGCTTATCGTAACGGATAAGTCTTTCCCCGTGGGGAACTCCAACAAAGCACCTTCGTCCGCTAAGGAGCAAGGTTCCAACTTGCTCCCATTGCGGCGGACATAAATGACTTCAGCCATTGCCTTTCAGTTCGTCCCTGCGTGACTTGTAATAGTCTTGCAATTCCTTGCGATGGGTAGGGAGAAGCATTGCGATCTTATCTTTGTTCTCCGTTGCCCAGTCAGATAATTGCTGACCGTCTTCGCACATTTCCATAGCACCCTTGATCACGCCCATCAGATTTTCACTATCTTTCGGAGTAAGGCCGGGTTCCATTTGCTTTGGTGCTGCCTTGCCCTTTACGGGTGTCGTCTCAGCCGCCTGAGCAGCGTTACCGTCATCATCATCTTCACCCGCGACACCTACCAAGCCAAACAAGGCGTAGCGGCGGGCGTAGGTCATTGCGGAACCCATTTCTTGTGGGCGTCCAAAACCACCAACTGGATAATCCGACTCAAGCCATTGTCCACTTTTGTGAACGATACGGGTGTTAAGGATTATTATACTATCCACTACGGACGTGCCTTGAATAAACGCAAGCCCATGCTTTGCGTAGCATTCACGGATCGCGTCCAGCCCGTCAGAAAGGTCCACGTAGCGGGATTTAAAGTGCGGGTTGATCTTGTTCTTAGGCGGGTTCTTCAACGCGCCCTGCGCGGCTGCTAAGGCCGTTGACAGGTGTTCAATGTTTTCACTGGTCTTCATAGTTTTTCCTTTCAGTTTGCTTTTTTATTTGGATTGCTATTCGTTTGGACGGGCCACAGAACACCGTGAGCATTCCCGCCATCTATAGATACTTCCTGAACTTGATCAGGATTCTTCAATTGCTTCAGGATAGCTGGCATCAATTCCGCCAAACGATCCCTTACAAACTCCCCTTCCGGTTCCGCAACCAGTGGGTGCATTTCTATTTGAAACCCATCTGGGTACATCACGATTTTCATTACCTCAACGCCTTCCGACATCAATCATTCTCCCTAAATACTGGTTCCGGCGGATCACCAAAACATTTTTTCTCCCATTCAACCCTTCTTTTTAACCAATCCGTTTCTTCCTGCATAAAAACTGAATAAGATTTTTTTGCAGAAAGCCAAAA